ATGCTCACGGATCTCCTCACGATCCTCATCGGATCCATACCTATCTATTTCGCCAAGAACCCGGCCGGTTTTCGGCTGGCGGTCCTGATTGGGACCCTGCTCGCTGGCCTTTGTTGGTACCTGTGCGCCGTGTACGCGCGCCTCTGGAACAAGCGCTTCCACATCACTGTCACCCACCACGCCCTGTGCGCCTTCGCATCGGTGTGCACTCTTTTCTTCTCCATTCTGTTTGCAAGCCTTGGGCACACCAAAGATGCGGCGCTAGTATCCATCGACCTTTGGAAATTCCAACTCAACCGGGATGGCCTTTGGGCAGCCGGTACTTTCGCCCGGGCATACGAGCAGGTGAAGCAAGCTGGGCTTGAGGACTTCTCGAACGCGCCAGCCCCGGGCTCGCCAAACAGCTTCATCCCGACGAGCCACGATCGGTCACGTCAGATTGCGGCCTCGACATATGCTAATGAGGCCTGTCGTCATTTCGACTCCAGGCGCCCTTTCCTCAGCAAGGTGGTCTGGAGTAATCCGGGCGTTCCCTCCGAAACTATCTTCCGCGATGTTCACTCATGGCATCAAAAGAACCCGAATTATCCTCCCGCTCGTGCGATCGAGATTGCTGCTATTCAAATCAAACAGGGTCTTGAACCGCAGGTCCCCCGCGTCGTCTACCTATCACGAGTCGCCGTTTCGATCCTGTTCCTCTTAGTACAAGCGGTGCCGTTCGGCCTGATCGGCTGGTCCGCCTACAGAGACATCAAGGTAAGACTGTGATGGCCTCGCTTGGAGGGAATTGGTCTTCAGGCATAGTTAAGGGTTGGAGTAAAGCAAGATGTAGCCGAGCGTCGTGCCCAAGGGGGTCTTCACCTTGAGCACGCCGGCCCAACCGGATGGATTGGACGCGGCCATGAGTTCGGCGAAGCGGTAGCCGTTGCCGGTGCCGCCGGCGAGGATGAGTTCGCCTTCGGGGGTGAGCTCGAGGAGGGTGCTGTCGGCCAGGTTGGAGCCGGGGCCGTGAATTTTGAGGGGTGAAGTGGAACTGTCCGGCGCGGCGATGACGGTCGGGCCACTGGCGATTCCGGAGGCGATGTGCGGGGTCTGGGTCGCCCAGGTTCGGGTGTAGGCGGCCTGGGGATCGGCGCCCTGCTGGAGGCAAGCGCCCCAAAGATGGATGTCGCCCGTGGTCCAATCGTCGCCGTTGGCGGCAAACTGGCGGACGACGATCCAGAGGCCGGTCTGGCCGCTCGCCAGCGTGCCGGTGATCTTGAAGCGCTGCCAGGAGGTCGTCAGCATAATCTGGGTTGGGCCGGCAAGGTAGGCGGTGTAGGCGTTGTTGACGATGGCCAGCGAGACTTTGCGTGTGCCGGATGGGACGCGGGCCCAGATGTAGAAGGTGTAGGTGCCGCTGTCGGCGAGGGCGGCGATCTGCTGCTGAATGACAGGAGTATCCGTGACGGCGGTGATCACGTCGGCGGTCTGGTTGCCGTCCGGGGCGATCACGGCGTTCGCGGTGACCGAGCAGGAGCCGCCGTTCTTGTCCCAGACCGCCGCGGCGAAGTTCTCGGAGTGCTTCGCCATGTTCTCGAGCGGCCCGCCAATCGTCTGATGCGGGCCGCAATCGACGGGACCGGCGAAGTGCTCGCCCGCGCGGTTGGCCGGGACGTAGCCGAGCGCGTTGGTGATTTCGCCTGCTTCTGGCGGGCTCGCGCTGATAGTCACGCTTACCCGGTCGTTGACGGGATCATCGGCGGCGGCAAGCGAGACGCGGGTTCCTTGGACCAGGTTGAGCGCCCGGCGCGTCCCGACGTCAGCACCGTCTCTCTGGACCTTGTGCGGGAGTTCGCCGCTGACGATATCGCTGGCCGTGTGCGTGTGGCCGGGCAGATCGCCCGCCGCGAGGTTCGCGCCCGCTGTCACGCGACCCTTGGCGTCGACAGTGACCTTCGAGTAGGCGCCAGGCGATGCCCCGGACGGAGCCATTGATACCACGCCAGATTCGACGGCAAGGCCTCCGGCTGGGTCGATCTGCACAATGCCCTTGCTGCCATAGCCAGCGTCCGGATAGGAGAAGGCGCCGAAGGTCTGCCCGGGCGCGAAATCGATGATCGCGTCGGCCACCAGGCGGTCGTTAGCGTTCAAGGCGAGGCCCAGGTCGCCGGAGCCGTCGGCCTTGCGCCACTTCACCGCGCCCGTGTTGGGCAGGCGCACCAGGCCAGTCGCCGCTTTGTTTCCGGAGCCGAACTCAGCGCCATCGACGAACGTTTTCGCGCCGGTTATCGTCACCGCTCCGTCTTTGCGGACGTAATTGCGGTTGGAGGCCGTGCCGAGGTCCTGCTCGATCGCGACGACAGCTTCCTGAAGAGCCTTGATGTAAGCCGACACCATGTTGGCGCACACGGTCGCGCCGGAGGTGTGCTGCGCCGCGACGGTGCCGAACGCGCCGCGCTGGCAGCCGGTGAACTGCGTGGCGGTCTTGCCGGTGTAGACGATCAGCTCGTCGTCGATCGAAAGAATGCCGTACTCGTCAGGGAATCCCACGCCCGTCGACTCGACGCTGATGGTTGTGTCGCCGGCGTAGACCGGCATCGTGGTGATCGTTTCGAGCGGCTTTGCCGAAAACGCATCCGCAGGCGAGTAGAGACTAGATGCGTCGTCAATGGAGTTCGGAAACTTACTCGACATTCAACCTTCTGGCGTTCAAGCGAAAACTGTTCAGGCGGCTACTGGCTTCAGGCGCATAGGCCACGGCAACGGGCGCCTCGGGCGAGCGCGCGGTGCGCGGGCGGCGGTAGGAGACGAGCGTCGCCGTGGATTGCGTAGTCACCTCCAGCGGCACGGGGCGCGAGTTCAGGCAGAACTGATCGAAGGCCCAGAAGCAGAACGAGTACAATCCGCGATTCCGCCACATGCCGTAGGCCTCGCGCATCGGCGGGTCAGGCGGGCCGTAGATCCCGGCCAAGTACATGCACTCCGAGGCCGGGCGGCCGAGCTTCAGCGGAACCTCGAGTGTCTGCCGCATGAGCCGCGCGTTCTTCTGCCAGACGTCGTAATCGAATCCTTCCGCGCGGAAGTACTTCACGCCGTAGGCGGAGGTCTTCCATTCGTTGGGCAGGTTCACGTGGAAGTTGAGCGCACGAAACTCCGGGTCTGGCGCGGGCTTGCCCTGGTTGGCGTCGAGTGGCCAGAGGCACTCGAAGACCGCCGTCGGATGGAACCGCCGGACGTAGCTGATCACCTCGGCGCAGTACTCCCAGATGCGGTCGCGCAGGAAGTCGGCCGCTTCGATGTCGTCGTTCGGATCGTCGGTGTTCGCCAGGAACCGGTGCAAAGGCCGGCCGTAGCGGGCCTGGAACGCCGCTTTCGTTTTGTCGTCGTAGTACGGCATGCCGGAGGCGTTCGGGAAGTACCACCACTGCGTCTCGCCGAACTGGAGCACGACGGGCAGGCCGGCGGCGGCGATCTCGTCGGCGCACTCCTTGTACATCTGCTTGAGGTAGTTCCGCACGCGCGGGCCGAAGTGCATCTGGTGTGACGGGATCGGCAGGAAGACCGGCTCGCCGTCCCAGTAGCGCGCGGCCATTGCCATAGGGGGCCGGTAGGACTCCATCGAGAATGCGAAGCTGGCATCGATGCCGGCCTGTTTGAACTCGCGCGCGAGATCCCGGATCCAGTTCCGCGCACCATGGGTCATCACGGGCGAAATGGTGTCGATCATCTCCCAGTCGCCCTCGGCGCCCGGTTGATCGAGCGGTGGCGTGCCCTGCGAAATACTCACCTGCGGGCTGGCCGAGATCGTGAAGGTGTAGCTGGGCGCGCGGGAGCGGATGTGGATCGAGCCGCCGTCGCTGGTGCACCAGACGCCGGGGAAGGTGACGTTGATCATCGCGCGAAGGTGCGCGGCGATGTCTTCGGTCGAGAGGCCTGCGCCGGGCGAAAAGTAGAGCGTCGTGCTGGAGAGGTTGATCCAGAGCGGCTGATCAGGCTCCCAGGCGTTGATGGAGACCGTGCAGTTCGGATAGGTCGCTTCGACGCGGCGGCGCTTGTTGTTCCAGAAGACGCCCATGTAGACGTCGGCATGGCCCATGAAGCCGAATTGCTTCAGGTGCCAGACGTGCCAGGCGGGCGATTTCTTGTAGCCGTGATCGGTGTCGAAGTCGATCGCGAGCGAGACATCGGGGTAGGTCTGCGGCGGTTCGGGCGGGTCCTTCGGTTCGAGGGGCCACAGGTAGTCGAAGTAGAAGTAATAGCCGTTGCTGGATGGGTGCTTGTCGAACAGTGCGCGAATCTCGACCGAGTGCGTCCCGCCCGGCAGGCCGACGGCGAGACGCTTCATCGCAGCGAGGCCGTTGTAGTCGTTGAGATACAGATCATGGACGACGGGTTCGCCGCCGTCGATGGCAACTTCGATCCGGCCCGCATCACGGCCGAGCCATGTACCCAAGTAGAGATCGTGCTGGCTCGGGTGGGAGTAGCGGATCTTCACCGCACGCTGGTCCTGGGTGGCGTTCGGCGCGCAGCGCTTCGCGTGGCCGAGCGACCACCACTGCGTGGGCCAGCCCGCGCCGTAGCGATAATCCTCCCAGAAGCCCTCGTACCGGCAGCGCCCATCGGATTCTTCGATCCGCGGCGCGTCGCCGCCGACTTTCAACGTCCGGTCGCCGGTGACAGTGAGGTTCGAGATCCTCACCTGCCACTCGATGTCCGAGCGCGTGCCCGTGATCGTCGAGATCCGTTGGATGCGTGTGCCGGGCGACCAGGCTTGCGGTGTCGAAGAGTCCTCGCCACGGCGCACCAGCAGGCGGTAGTACCAGGTAGCCGGATCTTCCAGGTCCGGTTGGACCAGGCCGAAGTTGGCCAGACACGTGATGCGCTCCTCGGCGCTCGCAGTGCCCACGTAGTATTTGAGTCCAGCGAGCATGGCCTCGGCGTCGAGGGCGTGCCATTCCTCTTCGGCTCCCGGCGGCGAGGCCGTGACGCCATCTTTCAGCCGCCCGCCAGCGGCCAGACCGTATTCGACATCTTCGAAGCGCGGCGCGAACGTGAGGTGAACCTTCACGATGTCTGTGGCAGGCACCGCGACGAGCGAGTTGCGGTCGCCGTTCAAGTAGCCGGAGAGTGAGGCGAAGGGGAACGTGAAGCGGTAGACGCGATCGTTGCTCGCGCCTGCGACGGCGGTGGCAAACGAGGTCGCGCCAAACGCGCTGTCCTTCTTCTCGATGCGAACGATTCTGTTCTCACCATCCACCGAGACGCGCACGGGCATGCCGTTGGCATCGCGCCCGAACTGGCTTAGCGGGCCCGCGAGCCGCAGTTTCAGCTCGCAGGATGTGTTCGTCGTGGTGAACTGCTCGGTGGCGAGGCTGCTGGGCTGCTCGCCGTAATCCGGCGCTGGCGCGTCTACCATGCGATTCTTCAGCACCCGTCCGAAGTGCCGCGCCCGCGGCAGCACGCGGCATGTGATGTTCGAGACCTTCCCGTAATGCGGCTTGGTGAAGTACGCCGTGAACGTGCCCGGACCAACGGCCAGGACCTTGACCACTTCGTCGTTGACGCTGCCGATGTCGATGCCGACGTAGTCGCCCACACGGATCTCGACAGAAGATGCCACCTGCGCGGTGTAGACCCCAGGGGCCCAGCGGCTCAGCGTCGCGGGCGCCGAACCGCTGTTCGTCGAGACCTCGACCGGGCCATTCACGCCCGGCTCCAGGCTGACCGTGATGACGTTCCCGGAAGCGGAACAATCGACAAGCCAGCTTGAGATGCCAACCATCGAGGCCAAGCGGGAAGCGATGTCGGCGGCATCGGTCGCGCCGGCCTCCTGGATGCCCGCGCCGCCGTTGTTCACGAGCAGGTAGTGCCAGAAGTTCGGGTCGTCCTGCCACCAGATGGCCTGCTCGCAGGAAGGCACGTCGGGCGCGCCGATGTTGTTGAGCAGCCGTGTTTCGAGATTGCAAAAGGCGATCGCCTCGGCCGAGGAGCAGGACCAGCGTGTTCCCATGAAGTAGACGTAGGCCGTGTCGATGAGAGCCGGCGTGGGCTTGCCGATGAGCAGTTCGTCGAGCCTGGCGGCGTCGCGGTCGTGGAGCGAGAATCCGAAGTTGCCGGGCGCGTATCCGCCTGCGACCACCTGGGCGTGGCTCATCAGCGGGACTTCGTAGATGTCGCCCGCACCCGTGGTGATCGTGAGCTTGTCCCAGCCGACCGAAGCGTAGCGCACGCAGTCCGGCCGGACGTTTCCTTCCTCGCCGTTCACGGGCAGGATCTCCATGTCGTACTGGAGCGTTAGCCCGGAGAGATCCGTCACAGGGAGCGGCTTCACGCGGAGGTGGTTGAAGTAGTCGTGGGCCGAGAAGAGCTGGACGTTGGCGAAGTCCTCGGCTGCCTGGAAGATGCCAGAGATTTGGCAGCCCGCCTCCGTGGCGTCGTGGATGGTGGTCGTGGCCGCTCGCCCGGAGAAGCCTTGAAGCTGAATGGTGTGGCGAGGGTCGAACACGCGGAGCATCTGGCATCCAGGACGGGACTATTATGCTATGAGCTTACAGTAACGGTGTCCGATCCTGCATTGAGATTTAGACGCGAACTGTCAGGCTGTCGGTCGTCCATCGGCTCCGTCTGCTTCCGACCGGCTTGCATTCTGCCGGTCTGTGTGATTATATGTACGCTGTATGAGTTCATAAGGTATTGCGCAGCACGGAGGTGGCGGGTGAAGCCCTCTCGCTTCAACGTGACATTGGAGGTCCCGGGCAAGTCGGAGACGATCCTCTTTAACGCGCTCACTGGTGCGCTCACGGTCTGGTCATCCGGCGAATATGACTTTGCAGCTAAACTTCTGTCGGAGAAAAGCACGCCTCGGGATACCGCCGAGCAGTCACAAGTCGCGCGCCGCCTCGCGGAATTGCGGTTCCTCATCCCCGACGATGAAGACGAGCTAAACACCGTAGAGGAACGAAAACGCCAGGGCATGTCAGACCAGAACCGGCTGGACGTTATCGTGATGCCCAACATGTTCTGCAATCTCGCCTGTCCGTACTGCTATGAACGGCACCACCCTGGTACTTTCATGTCCGATGCCACCGAGAACAGGATCCTGCGCTTCCTCGAGCGGACGATACCGAGATTTAAGGTCGTACTGTTGAGTTGGTTCGGAGGCGAACCCCTCCTCTCCTACTCCCGGGTGTTGCGAATCACCGCGAGAGCGAAGCGCCTATGCGACCGGAACGGCGTCGCACTCCTCACCCACATGACGACAAACGGTTATTTGCTCGCGATTCGCAAGTCCGCGGGATTAATCGAGTGCGGCATCCACAATTACCAGATCACGGTTGACGGTCCGCCCGCTGTGCACGATCGCACGCGTGTATTGCGAAATGGCAGCGGCACCTTCGCAACGATCTTTCAGAACATCCACGATCTTGTTCGAGCAGACCGTCGTGTTAGGATTTCCCTCCGAGTCAACTTCAATCACACTAATATCGAGTCGGTTCCAGACTTGCTCCGGATGTTCGCACCGGACATTAGGGCCGCGCTGCGGATCGTGTTTGAACCGATTTTTGGCAGTGCATCCTTGAGCGCTACTGCGAACCTCTGTTCTGAAGAGATTTCGGCTCGCACGACGGAATATTACGAAATGGCCCGCAAGCTCGGTTACGATGTTGTGTTGGGCGGCGTTCCCGTCGGCCAACTCATCTACTGCTACGCAGAACGAGAGAATCAGTTTATTTTTAACTATAATGGAGATGTTTTTAAATGTAGTGTTGGTAGTTTCGAGACTCATGAACGCTTCGGCTATTTGGAAGAAGATGGATCTGTGGTCCGGACGGAGCGATGGCACGAGTGGTTCGAGATGGATCTTTTCGCCTCAAAGTGCTATTCCTGCCGTGTGCTCCCACTCTGCATGGGTGGGTGCCGCAAGGCGCGGAGGGAGTCTGGTACTACGGGAACGTTCTGTGCGCTTGTTCCGACCAACGCCTGTCACATGCTCAAGGCGATTGCGTTCGGGTCATTCGAAAACGAGATTGTGCAGTTAATCCAGCAATGACTTCATTGGAAGGAGACAATTTGGCATGCGAGTAATCAAAAGACCGAAGAAAGAAACGGAAATACGCTCGAGCGTTGATCCGAAGACCAGTCGAGACAAGATCGTTAAGGAGATGGTCGCTAAAGCTCAGTGCTGTGTTGATCACCTCTGCGGCTGCAAGTAGCGCGCTTTCCGGCATTCGGCCTACTCTGGCTTGTTAAGAAACGACAGAGGTTAGAGTAGCCCATTTGTCGAATCTGAATACGTCACATTCAGGTTTGCACGACAACCGTTAGGTCGCTTCCCGGATCGGGCGACGCGGCCGCCAGGATGTCAAACGCCAGGTCATCGCCCTCGTCGAGCACCGGCGTCGGCCAGATCGTGGGTCGGATGCGCTCGCCGTCGGCGTGATCTTTGGTCACGATCGCCTGGAATGACTGATTCTCAGGATCGGCGCTGACTACGCGGACGTACTCCTCGTTTGCACCACCATGATCGAGGAAGACGAAGCCGCCGGCGACAAGGCCGAGCCGGTTCGCGCCGTAGGAGGCCGTCTGCAAGGTTTGCGGATCAGGCCCGGCGGTTGCCGCCGACATGAGCACCAGGCCGTAGTCGGCATACGGCAGACGCCGCGTAGCGGGCAACCCGTAGCCTTCGTTGTTCACCAGGAAGTCGTAGGTGGTCTTGTAGGCGTCGGGCAGGGCCTGCGCGATGCCCATGTACTCGAGCGGCTCCCAGGTCGCGCCGTCATCCCGGCTGATCTTGACGAGGAACGCCGACTGGCCATCCGTCGTGCCGCGCTGAAGGTAGGCGTAGACGCAGCGGATCGAGGCGGCGTCCTGGACCTTCAGCGGGATGACGACGTTCTCCTGGACCGAGAGTGGGCCCGGCACCTGGAAGGTGTAGGCGCCGCCGTTGCAGGTGCGGAGTCCAGGCATGTAAGGCTCGTTGTGGCGGGAAAGCGGGAAGACCGTAAATGGCCCATAGCCGAAGTGGTTGGCCACGCCGGCCAACGCGGCCACGACGCAGGCGCTCGGCAGTTGCGCCTCGACGCGTGCGGGCAGGCCCGGCGTGCGGAAGAAGCCTTTGCGGACGCTGAACGTGAAGGTCTTCTTGTCGAGCTTGTAGAAACGAATGCCGGCCAAATGGGCGCAGCGCAGGGTGCCGAAGGTGGCCTGACCCTCAGGCACGCCCGGGTAGGCACGTTGGAAGACGAACGTCCCCGACGGCACGACTTCGCCCTCGGCGCCGGGGCCGATGATCTGGGCGCACTCATACGAGCGGCGGCCCGGGTTGTCCGGGTCGGCGGATTCGTCATTGAAGACCACGAAATCACCGACGCGGAAGGCGCGCTCGCTGTCCGGGTTTACAGTGCAGATCACGGTGGCCGGATCCGCGGCACGGTCGAGCGGCTCGTCGATCGATGCCCAGAGGTCCGTGGTCAGTTCGTCCACGAAGTAGAGCGCCAGCGTGATCTCGTGCGCTCCGACGATATTGGCATTGCCTGAGGCATCGGGTTCAACCGACATGTCGTCTGTTGCGAAGGTCCCGTAGTCGCCAAGACGCGGCGTGCCGGTGAGCACGCCGGGGACGCCCGTGTCGATCAGCACTTCCTCGGCGGGCGGCTCGGGCACGACGTCGGCGGGCTTGGGGCCGGAGACGAGGTCGTACATTGAGTCCGTCACCGTGCGGCCCTGGATATCGATTGAGTAATTCTTGTTGAGCCGCCAACCGGTGACGCGGAACTCACCCGCGCCGCCCGGCATGTCGGGATGGGTGAGCGAGCAGACCATGCCGGGTTCGGTGTTGAGAGCCAGCACAGTAGTCCTGAAGGCGATCTGGCGCGCTGCCTTCCATTCGGCCGGCGTGATGCCTCCGAGTTCTTCGCGCAAGCGAACCGTGATGATCCGCGCTGCTTGCGACTTCGACGCCGTGCCGGACAGGTTGACGGTGGACTTCAGAAACAGCGGCCCGCCCGCCCCGCCGAGGAGCGATGCATGGTCGATGTCGTAGAGCGAGATCGAGTTGGCGACGAACTCGAAGTCCTCGTCGGCGAAGTTGGCCGTGAGGTGGTTGAAGCCGGGCTTGAGCGGCGCCAGTTGAAGGCTGCGGAAGAGGATGTTGCCCTCGGTGAACGCCTCCACGGCCGAGGAGTTCACGCGCACGCCGAGCTTCAGCTTGCCGTTGGCGAAGGTGTAGTAGCCCAGGCAGTTCATCAGGACTTCCTGGAGCCAGTCGCGAAGGGGTTTCTCCTCTTGAAGTACGCCGCGGAACTTGAACTGGGTCTCGGTGCCCGTGCCGACCAGCTTTGAAACCTGCTCGTCGCAGATCGAGGCGGCCGCTACGCTCGCATCGACGTCGAACAGCGTCTCGGCGAAGTCGAGTTGCTGCGCAGTGGCGTTTGCGCCCATCCGGATGCCGCGCGCACGGAGCAGCATGTTCACGGCGATCCAGATCGGGTCGGTCAGCGCGGGCCGCCACGTGCGGTCGCCAGGCCCGCTCCAAATCCAGCCGCCGAGGCCCTGCGCGACGGTGACTTCCATGGCGTGCTCGCTCAGCCGCGAAAGCTGCAAGCCCTTGGCGTCTGATCGCCGGACCATGACGAAGGCTGTGCCTGCCGCGCGCTCAGGACCAGCGTCCGTGTCCATGCCGAAGGTCACCGGATTCGGATCGGCCCCCAAGCTCGTCATCAGCCCGAGCGAACCCGGATAGCCGTGGTGGTACTGCCCGTCCAGCTTGTGACCCGTGCCGTAGGCGCCCAGCGGGCCTTCGCCCACGATGCCCAAAGCCGAGTAGAAATCGCTCTCGTCGCGGCCCGAGGCGATCTTGGCGTTTACGGGCATGGGCGAATCGGTGAAGATCTCGGGCAGGACCTGGTCGTAGATCGAGTCGGCAACAAGTGAGACGGAGGTGAGCGTCGAGCGGCCGAACCCCCAGACGCCGGTCGAGTTGTCCTTGATGCGCACGCCTTGGGGCTTGGCGATGATGCCGCCGAAGTAGTTGTCCATGCCGTGCACGCGGCAGCCGTTGGCCGTGTCGAAGCCCTTATCGCACGACGCGTCAGGGCCCGAATATGGGCAGGCCGGCCCCTTGAATTGCTTCCAGCAGGTGCGGGAGATGCGGCGCGTCGGATAGGGCAGGTTGAGTTCGTAGAGCCCGTCGGCGGCCGTGACGCGGAACTCAGAGCCCGAGTCGCAGGACCAGTTGACGATGTTACCCTTCCACAGGTCGAGCTTGATGCCGGTGCCAACGTAAAAAAGGCTGAAGGCGATTTCGGCGCGGAAGAGATCGACGTCATTGGCCAGATCGCGCATCACGCGGTCGGCATTGCCGAAGGTGAACTGGGCCTCGTCGGATTCATTGCCGATCGACTGCGAGATGCCGTCGAACTCCAGGAGCCGCGCCTGATAGAGTTGGCCGCCGATCACGCAGCGGCGGTCAGAGACATAGATCGCGGGGTAGCCGGGTTCGAGTGGCTGGATACGAACGAGGGGAATGATCTCCTGGACCTGCGACAGCAGCGCGGATTGGAGCGCCGAGGGCGGGAAGCGGTTGACGGTCTGGTTGAGCGGGTAGGACGGCGTCGCCTGTGGGATCTCGATGAGCGTGACGCCCAGCGAGCACGCCCAGTCGGCGACCACCTCCCAGGAGAGCGGCTCGTTGTCGAAGCGGCAGATGACGGGCGTGGTCCCAACGCCGTTGTCGTTCGGCGCGTTGTAGGTGAACGCGCCGTAGGGGCCGTACTTCGACTCCCAGAAGTTGCGCAAGGCGATGCGCTCGGCGTCGCGAAGCCACTGCTTGCGAATGGTGAATCGCCGCGTGCCCGTGCCGAGCAGGAATCGCTGTTCGACTTTTGAGTTGCCGCTGCCGAACTGGTGCACGGCGACCTCATGGTCGCGGCGCACCTCGAGCGGGTAATCGGGTGTGAGGGGAAACACCCCACTCGGCGTGACCTCGGGGACCGGGACGTTACCGAGGAAGTCAGGCAAGTTCGATCAACTCCAGCGACAGATCGATGCGCGAGAGCGAGGCGCTCTGTTCCCACGCACCAGCAAAGCGAACGGTGTAACGGCCCGCGACAGCCTGCCCTGTCGGGTCGTGGGAGAACTTCGGGCTGGTCTCATAGGGGTCGTAGAAGTAGAACGGCTCGGTAGGACCCTTGCGGGCCTCGTAAAAATCGCGGAGCGTCACGAGCTGCGAAGGTGTCAGCCGTTTCCCCAGCCGCCAGCGCTTTCGGCTGTTGGTTGCCTGAACCGATCGCTGCGATTCGCCGTTGCTGTATTCGTTGTCGAGAACCGGATACTCGCGCTCGTGCACGAACGCTCGCGACAGGCTCGCCGGCAGCACCGTCAGCGGCGCCGCATTCTGGACCGAGCCGGGCATCAGGCTGTCACCAGGTCGAGGAGTCTCTGGTCCGGTCGCGCGCCGAGTTTGCGAGCCACGAAGCGGGCATAGTTAGCCGGATGATTGCCATCGCCAGATGGTGCGTAAACGCAAAACATCTCGTCAACCGTCGGCGGCTTGCCCTGCGTGTAGCGTCCGTCCAGATACTGCCCAATCAAAACGCGCAGAACGCGCCAGCCTTCCTCAAGGGCGCGGCGGCTCATCTCTTCTCGCGAGGCGCCGGGAAAGCGCTCCGACGCCCAGGCGACGAAGTCGACGTAGCCCTTCGAGGTCGGGTAGGGCTTGCCGCTCCGGTCCCGCCACTGGCGGAGGTTGCCCGGATTGGCGTTGCGCTGGGCAAGGGTTGGCTGCGCGGCCGAGCGATAGAATCCCTCCATCTCCGCGATGGCCTGGGCAATATTCTCAATGAGTTCTTGTCGGGTCATGACACAATCAATCCGGGGCTGAGTTGCAGGCCGGTCATCTCGCGGCGGCCGGCGTTCTGCTTGGTTGCCGCCATCGTTGCGGACTGCACGGCGCGCGGATTCTCCACCACCACACGTACCGTTTCCTTCTCGAAGAACTCCTTCGCGCCCGGCACGGTGATGTTGATCACGGTGGGCGCAGCGGACGAAGGCGTTCCACTTCCGATGCGGTCGAGGGCCAGACCGCTGGCGCTCGATTGGAACAGGCTTCCGCCCTGCTGGAGCAGCGAGACGGGACGCACCGTGGCCGGAAGCCCAGAGGTACTCTGGCCAGTCGACAGCGCGTAGAGTTCGACCAAGTCACGGACCTGCTGGCTCCGGATGGCCATGTCGAGGTTGCCGCCGAAGCCTTGTTTGGCGATGTTCACGATCTCGGCGAGGATGTTCTTCTCCCGGATATCGACCCCGTAGGTCGCTTTGATCTTCTCGCGGGCCTTTTCCTGCGCGCCCTTGACAAAGAGGCGCACCAGCCCGGCAACAGCGCCCACGCCAGCGCCGATCGCCGCGCCGATCGGTCCGCCATACTTGAAGCCGACCATCGCGCCGCCGGCCGTAGTCATCGCGAGGCCCGACACCCCGCCGCGCTGGAGACCCATCAGCGCAAGCGTTGCGCCGCCGAGGAGCGCGGCATTGGAGCGGCCAAGAGCGGAGAGCTTCTGGCCTATCGTCGCGGCTTCCCAGGTCACAGCTTTGCCCGGCGCGTACTGGACGCCGCCGCCGAAACCGAAAAAGTCTTTCCATCCGCCAAGCAGTCCGCCCCAGCCGCCACCAGCACTCGAAGGGACAAACGGCGGCGTGCCTAAGCCGCCGGCCGCGCCGCCTGGAATCGGACCGCCGCCGCCCTGTCCGAAGACCGGCACTGCGCCGACGCCGACCAACCCGCCCAGCCTGCCGAGCGTGCCGCCGGAAGAAGTGCCACCAGCCAGCGACACTCGCACGCCGGTAAACAACTGCATCAGCATCGCGGCCACGCGGCTCGTAACGACGTCTTTGATCGCGGTGAGCAGCGCAGTCTTGAGCGAGTTGCCAATCGCCGACCAGATGGCTTGCGACTTGGTGAGCAGCGCGTCGAAGACCCCCTCGGCCTGGCGCTTGAAGGAATCGAAGATGCTCTGGTTCTGATCCCGAATCAGCTGCGCTTGGCGGATCGCCGCCGTCTCGCGTGCGCCCTGGATTGCGGCGTCAGTGGCTTCCTGCTGAAACCGCCGGATCTCATCCCGCTGCGCGGTCAGCTCGGCGATCCGCGCCTGGATCTCGTCGGCGCGGTAGCCCAGACGCTTCAAGTTCGCCTCTTCCTCGATGACCATCCGCGAGGTTTCGAGGTCGAACAGACGCATGCGGATCTCGTGGACCCGCGTGAGGTACTCGGCCTCGATCGCCGCCTTGCGCTGCTCGACGGCCAGTTTCTGCTCGAGGGTCTGGGCGTTGGTGGCATCGAGCGCCCGCAGTTGGGCGTCCCGCGCGATCCCGGCGCGCTGCTCCTCGATTCCGAGCATCTGTTCGAGGTGATCGAGGTTCCGCTTCGAGATCTCCTCGTTGTAGGCCAGCCGCTGGGCGAAGACCTGCGCGTCGAGCTCCATCCGCCGCCGCGCGGCTTCCTCTTCCGCAGCCAGATATTCGGCGAGGTTCTTGCGGTTCGCCTCTTGAACCTCTCTCTGCCAATTGACGAGCCGCTCGCGCAGTTCGCCGATGACGTTCTCCCACGCCTTGCGGGTGAGTGCGATCCGCTGTTCGTTACCGCGCTCATCGACGAACGTTGTCCACTTCCGGATCTGCTCTTGCACCTCGGCCACGTCCCGCGCGAATCCCGTCAGCCCTCTGCGGCGCGCTTCTTCGAGCGCTCGTGCGCTCTCGCGCTCTACCTCCAACTGGCGCTTCCGGATCTCGGCGGCGCGTTTCAGGGTTTCGAGGTCGGGCTCCGGCGACGTCTTGATGGTCAGCTTCGGCCCTTCATATTCGAACGCCTGCTCGCCAGGTAGCCACCGTTTGCCGCTGATGAGTTCGCGGATCTGGTCATCGGTCATCCCTTGCTTGCGGAGGGCGTCAACGCTCGTCTTGCCGCTCAGCAGGTCGTCGCGCAGCGCCTTCCGCTGCATGTCGTCGAAGCGAGCCTGAAGTTGATCCTGGGTGTCCTTCCACTGCGAGTAGATGGCAAAGCCCGCGCCGACGACGCCGACGGCGAGAAGAGCGTAAGGGTTGATGCTTGCAAGTTGGAGCGCGGCGATCGACTTCGCCAGCGCCATGATCTTGTCGGCCAGGGCGTAGGTGGCCAAGGCTCCGGAAACCCACAGCGCCACCTCGCCGAACTTCTGGAGCAGATCGGTGTTTTCCCGCAGCCAGCCAACCAATCCGCGCAGGTTGCCGATCAGCGCCTTGAAGTCATCCTGGAACTTCGCGCCGATGTCCTCACGCAGGTTGTTGAACTCGCGGCGCAATGCGCCCAGTTGGCCTTCGACGGTCTGCGAGGCCGCTGCATGGGCGCCTTGAATCTTCGCGCCTTCGCGTATGACGGCGTTGTAGCGGATTTGCTTCTCCTCGGTCTCGGTCAGCGCGCGCCCGAGTTGGAGCTGTGCGATCTGCGTCTCTTTCTGGAAGTCGACGAACAGGCCCAGGGTGCGCAGACCGCGCGAGGCGCCCGATTCGATGGCCATCACGATCGACTCGAGGGCCTCACCGGCGGCGATGTTTTGGACTGCGGCAGCGTCCTTGGCGAGCTTGGCCAGACCCTGTGCCTTCGAGAGTTCCAAATCGGCCACGATCAGCCGCTGAACCGCGTGGGCCGCTTCGGTGTACTCGAAGCCTATCTCTTCGATCGCCGAGACCTGCCTGGCTGCCGCAGCCGCTCCCACGCCATGGGCGTTGGCCAGCGCCTTGAGCGACGCCTCGGCTTGGGCATTCTCGGCAGCCATCATGACCGAACCGACGGTGAACTCCTTGGCCCAGGTGAGCGCGCTCTTAATAGCGTCGGCCAGCAGGTTGCCTGCCGTGGCGCCCTTCACCATGGCCGCCGTCATGCCGTCGATGCCCTGCGCCGCGCCCCGGGCGCTCTTTGCCGCGGCGGACTCCATGCTCGACAGGCTCGCGTTGACGCTCTTGACGGACGCATTGGCCCGGTTCGCGTCCACTTCCACGACGAGTTCGAGCTTATTGTCGGCCATGCTGGTTTAACTGCTCGCGGTCCAAGGCGTCGCGTTCGTCTTCGAGCAGGATGAGGGCCCGGTACTCATCCACCCGGATCTCGTCCAGGCCGATTTGGACGCCCAACTTCAACGCCGCCCGGAGATCGAGCGCGCGACGCAGCAATAGACCCGCCTCGGAGGATTGCGCCGCGTCCAGCCTGTCGAGCGGGCAGTGGTCACAACGGCTGCCGTCGTCGGGAGCGTCGGGGCATAGGCCGGGATCGCAGAGTTCTTCGCGGCGCAGAGCCCAATGAATCAGAAATCGCAGGGAGGGTTTTTCGGGCCACTCTCCAGCGCTCAGTTTGGGTCCGACGATTCCTCGAAGCCACCGTCGAGTGCGTCGATCGCGGCTTTCACGGCGACGGCCTGGTGGATGACGGGCACATCGCAGGCGTAGCCTTCGGTCGATTCCACCAGCTTCTTGTAGAGCGCCGCCGCCGGCGCGAGGTTGATGATCAACTCCTGGCGGTTGTAGGGCAGATCGAGCACGCGCGCGAAAACGCGCCGGTAGTCGAAGACGTCTTTGGCCGAAGGCATGCGCAGCACGTGGCTCACCGTGCCGCCGAGGACGCGCATCGTCACACGGAAGCCGTCGCCCAACTGGACCACGTCATCGACATCGGCTTGGCTCAACTGCTCGATAACCCGACTCGCCTCGAAGGCGTCCACCTCGGGCGCATTCTCTTCCGGCACCCGGATCCTCGCGAGCAGCGCGGCGTCGGCTTCTGCCGAGTCGGGGATGGTCGTCTCGGAGACCCCGCGCCCCAGTTGCTTCACGATGACCTTCCGCTTCTTCTGGCGGTCGATCCACTCGTCATCAGTCGGGAACCGCACGCGAACCGGCTTCACGCCTTCGGGCGTGCGGAGGTGGATGGTGATGGGTTGCTTTGCATCAAACATGAGAGTCCTCCCTACTGGCAGATCCCGTCGACACCACATTTGGCCACGGCCGAAACGACGCCGTTGGTCTCATCCCACATCGGGAGGCACACCACCGACACCGTGACGATGCCGTCTGTCTCGCCGACCTCGGCGGTCGCGAAGGAGACTTTGTGCCAGGTGAGTTCGAGCGAGTTGTTCGTGTCGTACGTGAGCAAGATCACCGCCGTGCCAGCCGTCTGCTGGCGCAACTTGGTGAGCTCGGTCGAGCCGTTCTCAAAGCGGGCGACGAAGCGCAGCGCGCCCTGGCGGTTGCCGAATTCGAGCCGGCCGCGGATGGCTCCGCTTGCCCCATCGCCCGGCGTCTGGAAACCCGAGCCAGGAAAGAAGCCGCCGTCCAGACGGACGTTGTTCTTCCAGGAGGTTTCAAGCGAAACGATGTTCTTGTTCGAGACGTAGTTGACGCCGTTGATCGTGAGCGCGAGCGACGCCGACGGCAGCAGCTTCTCCACCGTCGCCGCCGGCATGGTGATGCCCGAGGGTTCGATATACTTGCCCGAGCCCACGAACTCCACCGTAATCTTCGAGTTCGCGCGGCCGGGGCCCGAGCCGATCGAGATGGTCCAGCCTTCAACCACGCAGCCCACCGCCATGCGGTCGACCACCACGCCTGCGCCCGGGCGGATCTGTTCGACGAAGCTGAAGTAGGGCAGCTCAGCCGCGTCGCCCGAGGCTGGAAAGAGCGGCGTGCAAGTGTAGGTGAAATTCGGCGTCGTGCCCGACTTGACCACCTTGCCAAGGCCGTAGGCCATGGCCCA